GACGTGAACACAGACACGATGACCGATTTTGTAATACCAGCAGCCGCCGACCCCTGTGTAATGCGTGCCTGTGTCAAGCGTTGGAACGGTTGGCGTAACTGTGCAAAGCACGCTCGCGTCATTGACTGCGAGGTCATTCGCCGTAATTCCGCTGTTGACCGCCGCAAGCTGTGACGTTGTAAGAACCTCGGAAGCGTTGTAGCTCGGCTTTGCCGATGCCTTTGCCCATGACGGCACTGTCGGATCTGTTTCTGTATATCCTGTGATAAAACCGCTATCGTTGGTCAGGTCGCTTGTTTTCGTTGGAACCGCTGCCGATGTAATGAAACCGCTATCGTTCGTCAAGTCACTCGTTTTTGTCGGAATCGTTGTGCCGCTTGGCATAGCTCCGACATCAGAAGCAGTAAGGACAACCACTCCCGTCTGTCCGTTTACGCTTTCCACCGGAGCCGATGTCAGGAACCCGCTGTCGTTCGTCAGATCCGAAGTTTTTGTCGGGACGCTTATTGTTACCGCACCGGTATTACCATTAACCGACTGGACAGGCGCGTGCAACTCTATAGCCGCTTTCAGTCTTGCCGGAGTGATAAGCCGGTTTGATGTGCCTGTACCCGCTTGATACTCAGCGTCGGTCATTCCCGAGTATGTCGTGTTATTAAAGTCCACGAGCATCCAGTACGTCCCGTCATAGGTCAGTAAAACGACGGAGTTTGCGTTCCAGTTTGCCGCAGCCGACGTTCCCGCTGCCGTCGTGCCGTACCTTTTGATTGCCGCCGCGCCGAGGCTGTTGACGTTTAAAGTCGGATTGCTTCCTGTATTCGCATACTGGAACTTGACCGCGACCGTCAAACCTGTTTCCAGCGAAGTTACCGTCGGGGAAACCGTAACCGTTTTTGCGACAGTAGCCGCCGCTGTGGTGCAATATCCGTAAGGAATCATCAGACCAGCTTCTGCGTCTATCGCGTTGCTCACCTGTGTCCCCGTCTGGAAGTCGCTGTCGTTCGTGAGGTCACTCGTTTTCGCCGGAATTGCTGACACATCCGCTTTCGTGCTGTCGTGCGGGTGTACATGGTCGCCCCTTGCCCACGCTGTGGACGATCCGGGTGAAGCCGTGCCATCCATTTCGGGATTGGAAGTGTACGCCGAAGGCACGGAAGGAATCATGCCGTCTACTTGCGTTTTTGTGTAAGCGTCCGTTATGCCGTATCCTGCAAGCGTAGTTGCCGCATCGGCTTTCCCGCTGACATCAGTTTGCAGCTGCGCGATGTCTCGCCGTGCTGTCGAGTCTCTGACCCAAACTTTTTGTAGATTTCCGTTGCCGTCTGGAATCTTTATCCATTCAGCCGCTAATTCGCCCGCCATATATTAAACCCCCGGAGATATGACCCAGCCGTCTTCGTAGATCAGTCCGCCGATGACCGCCTGGTCTTCTTCGTCGTAGATATCCGGTCCGCTGTTGCCACCGCCGGAAACATTTACGGCGTTGTTCAGATTAGAAAGGCTTTTCCCGATTTCGTATTCTTCGCCGTTGTACATGACATAGGCATCGCCCTGTCCGACTTGGAAAACGTAATCGCTCTGGCCTTCCCAACCCGCCCAGAGATACATACCGTTGCTGTCGGATGGCCTTGCGGACATTCCTGTCGTTTCGTCGGAACTCTGAATAACGCTTCGCCCGTTGACTTGTGATATTATCCAGTCGCCCGCCTGGAATTTTGTTCCGTCGGCATATACGCCCGTCTGGGAGCCCCAATTAAAGTTTATAACGCCCTTATTCAGTGATATACCGCTATGGCTCCAGGAGCCGATGACCGTCGAGCCGTTCGAGTCGTAAATCGTGTATCCGTCTTTGTTGACCGTGCAGATCTTCTTGCCGGATGGATCCAGAATCTGAAGATCTCCATAAGAATTGTTGACGCCGCCCAGGGAAAGCACACCGTCAAGCGTCCATGCCTGATAATACGGTCCCTGGTATCCTGTCGAACTGAATCCGATCCCGTTCATGTTGATCCGGAGCACGTTGACCGCGCTTGCAAGGTTCTCGTTGTCAAGGAACAGGATCTCGTTTGCGAAGCCTTCCGCATTCCTGTTGATGACCACATGACCGCGCCGGCCTGCATTCAGGACGCCCGTCGCTCTGTCCACGGTCCGCGCCACATCGTCCGCCGTTGCCAGCGTGGTGATGGTTTCCATCTGATCTTCAATCGTATCGGCAAGCGATGACCGTTTATCGCCAATCTGAATCTGATCATATCTGTCTTTCAGTACATCCCATGTAATGTCGATGACCTTGCTTTGTACGTCAACGCCCAGCTTTGAGAAGCGGACCGTCACGATATCGCAGAGGTCAATATTTCCGGAAGTAAGTAGATCTCTATACTCTTCCGAGTCGGCAAGGTTAACGAAGTCCAACGACAGATTGACCGCAGGGATCCCGATGCCGTTCCGTGAGATGTAGCTGTTTGCGTAGGATCTGAGCGTTGCTTCACTCGGAGCATTTTCCCAGACATCGGAGAAATCTTTGACGATCGTGCGCTGGAACGGGAAGTTCGCAGCCGTTGAGGCATGAACGACCTTTTCCGTCAGCGTGACCATTGTCTCCTCTGACTCCCAGTATGGATAAATACCTGTATAAGTGTCAGCGATGCTCTCTTCCTGTTTCAGGTCGATCAGGTTCTTACCGTACTGGATGACATAGCCGTTATTCTGTCCGCGATGCTGATGCAGGATGCAGTTATAATTGTTCCACTCCCACTCTCCACCGTATACATCAAGGATGCTGCCGCGAGTGCCGCCCAGATATGACCGGATGGACACTGGAAGCGGAACCGCATAGCTTGACGTGCTGGTGAAGTCCGCTGACAACGTGAACGGGCAGGCTTCTGCCGCGTTTGTCTTGAAACCAGTCAAAGCGTTCGCCCACGATGCCGCACTAAAAGGCGATACTGGGATGACACTCAGCTGATAACTGATGTGCTGAGCGTTTATCGTCACACGACCGTTCAGCGGCTTGCTGATCTTGTAGATCCGGAAGGCCTGAAGCGACCGCCGTGCTGACGGTTTCGCCGCAATGATTGCGCTGTGAACGATGCTGTCGAAATGCTTGCCCGTCATGGGGTACTGCATCTCAAGCTCGAACTCGCCGTTCCTGGCTTCGTGAACCTTGCAGCTGATCGCATCCGAGAGCCTGCCGATGCCGTTCGTCGTGAAGTCTGTAGTTGTAGGAGAAAATAATAACGGAATCACGCTATCGCTCGCTCTCTTTTCCGCCTTTTCTTAGCGGAAATACTCATCTTCAAACGCGTTTCTAAAGTGAAGCGGTCTTTGGCGTTTGCCGTATTGGCGACGCTTATCTTATGGTTTCTTTTACCGTGATTGCAATTCTCTTTTGCTGTCACCCATTCAAGATTACTTGCAAAATTGTTTGTCTTGTTTTCATCCTTGTGATTGACTTGCGGCTTATGGTCTGGATTGTCAACAAACGCAGCAGCAACAAGCCGATGCAATCTAAACGGCTTTTGATTCCCATAACCGTCACTTAAGACAACAGTGTAATAATTATTCCGCAACAACGGTTTGAGAATTCGTTGTGTTTCATCGTTTCTGACTCTTCCGGCGTTGCTAACGGAATAATGATAGTTTTCGATTTTTCTCCAGATTTCGATCATATCATATACCAGTTCGGCGTTATCTCGACCGAACTAAACCCCGTGAAGCTGACAGCGGCCTCTCCCGGTGCAATCACCGGGAACTCACCGTTCGTCAGCGTTGTCGTGTTGTTTCTCGAAGTGCTGCCTTCGTACACTTCCATCAGCTCGCAGTCGATGTCGACGTAGCTTGTAACGCCTGTGACGGCCACAGAAACGCCGCCGACCGTGACCGTGCCGGATGTACCGTGACACCTGATCAGAGGCTTTGCAGCGTAGTCTGTGGGGTTGTAGATAACTCCTGCTGCCGTGAATGCAATCGGGAGCTCTCCGCCCTTTAAAAACTTTTGCGGTTTGCAATCAAAGACCAGATCGAAAGCAGCTCCGACCCGATCAGAGTCAGACAAGCTGAAACCGCCCTTGAATCGTGCCATCAGGAACACTTCCGGATGCATTGTGTCCTCATAACGACAATACTGATGCCTTGCCGATAAGAACGACCGCAGAGCGTCAACATAATGCCTCATGTGATCCGGAATATAACAGGAAACAGTTCCGTTAAAGTTCTTATAGCGATTGTTTGACAGCACGATCGTCCCGTTTCGCCCTGGGATCTCGATGGATTCATCATCATGCTCCGCACCGTCAAACATATTCGAGTTTGCTATCCATGTATTAAAATCCGTTGAACTTGTTCCGTCCAGCGTGAAGAAATGCCTCATGCGAATACCGCCCTTCCTCTCGCGATCTGAGCGTTGATTCTGTCGCCGACGATGTTTGCGAGCTCGTTGATGTCCTGACCCGGAGCGCCATAAACATTAATGGTGAATCCGCCGTAACTGTACTGGCTGCCGCCGAATGTTTCCGGAATGATATTAGCCATCGGTCTCAATGCCGTCTGGATCTCAGCTGTCGGGACATTCTCCTCGAAGCCTTCCGCCATGCCTTCAGCCATCATCGCGCCGACCTGATCGCGGAACACCTTAGACGGTGATTTGATACCGAGGAAAGATTTTGCGGCATCAAGAGCCTTGCCAGCCGCTTCCTTGACAGCATCTTTTAAAGCTCCAACGCCGTTAAGTATGCCGTTTTTAATGCCGTTGATAATATCAGTTCCGACCGTCTTCCAGTCTTTTCCTGTAAAGCCTTCAACGATTGCCGCAATCAGCTTCGGGATTGCTGCAACGATTTGCGGGATAGCCTGAATCAGACCTTCAACGAGTTTTCCGACGATTTCGACGCCCTTTGCGAGGATCTCCGGCAGATGCGAAACAATAGTCTGC